CGTTTAAAAGAATGGTTAAGAATACTAAGTCTTGGATTTGGTCAAAATTAAGAACTCCCATCTGTTCAATCTTATTGTCTGCCCATAATTTGAATTCTTTTTCAATTGTAGTTTCAATAGTTTCAGCTTCTTCTTCACTAATTCCTAAAGCTTCGTAATCAATAAACGATTTTAACTTCAACCCACTACCAATCACGTTAGAATTAATAGTTTTCATAACTCCTTGAGCAACAGGAGCTCCCATATACAAGTCCCTTGACCTTTCAACTAGCTTTTTTCTGTTCTTGTAGATGTCTTTTTTAACTCCACCACCTGTTGAAATCCAACCTTTCATAGAACTTTTTGTTGTAGACGCCCCATGATTTGAGTATCCTGTGTTTAGAATTTCTATTTTTTTCTAGCAACTTCTCTTTCAAGAGCCTTTTCTGGACTAAAAAAAGCTATTGCTTTATCTAATATATTCATTTTTCACCTCCTTTTGCAATAAAAAAAGAGGAGCTTTTATACTCCTCTTAGTGTTTACTATGCTATATCTTTTAAAAATATATTTAAGAAATATTGTTGCCCTTTACCAGTAACTTTTGGTGTCTTACTTATCTCAATTTCTCCACTTGAGTGAAGTACTGGACTTTCTTTTATCTCAAATAATCCTAAATCCATAGACCTTTGAGTTGGCATGTTGTAGTCTGTTCCTATTTTCTTTATTAGATATCCATTCTCTCTTAGCCAAATAAATAGTCTTTTTTCTCCCATATCAACTCCATTTTGCTTTATTAACTTTGCCATTTCTCTAACTAATATAGTATTTTTTGCTATTGATACTGCTTCAGCAAACAATACTTTTGGTTTATCTTCTTTCATCTTATCTTCAAGCTCTTTATTTTTTGCCTTTTCTTCTTTTAATCTAGTTGCCATTTTTATTATTAAATCTGGGTTGTCTAATAATTCATCTGTGGCATACATTCCATATTTTCTAACATCTTTTAATATTTCTTTAACTTTCTTTTTAAATTCTTTTGCTATTGGTTTTCTACTTTGCATTAAAACTTCATATAAACCTTCTTCTGTAACAAACCACATATTTCTAACCTGACCACTATAATGTATCGGTGAGATTATTTTTTCATCATTATCAACAGTATTTAACATTTGACCAATTTTTTCTTTATCATACTCTATCCACTCAGCAACATCTTTTGCTAAAAATAAAGGGTTTTCAAAATCCCCATATATTCTTAATTGTTTTCCTAATACTTCTCTTTCATCTATAATTTTTAATTCATTCATTATTTTCTCACCTTACCTCTTTTCTTTTGATATTTCATACCTTGACCAAATCCAAACATAAATGCTTTATGTATCATTTCAAAAATTCCTTTTGAATTATCTCTAATATCATTTAATTGGTCAAATGTCATATCATAATGAGTTGTTAAGTGTTTTCTACTTTCTTTGATTACTTTCTCCATATTTGCATACATAAAAAAATACCTCCTTTCAAAATTATAATTGATAGAAGTATCCACTTATGATATAATAGATTTCATAAGAGGGAAACTTCTTGTACCAAGAATAGTTTATTTATCCGCCAAGATAACTGATAAACTATTCTTTTTATTTTTCATCTAATTTTTTAATTCCTCTCCTTACTGCTTCCATTTGATTTACTTTTTCTTTCAAACAATATTCAGTTAATATTTTTTTACTTTCTTCATCAATTCTAACAGTTATTTTATAAGGTTTTGGATTATCTGTTGGACGACCTAATTTTTTAGTCAATTTCTCCACCTCCTTTTATGACTGTCTTAATTATATATTATGACCGTCAAAAAATCAAGAGAAATTTTTAAATTTTACTTTTTATCCTTTTAAAGTTATAATCCAATATAGGAGAGGGGGCTCAAATATTGAATTAGGAAAGGAGGTTTACTATCATGGGAAAAAACCAACATGTAGTTCCAAAAGATGGCAAATGGCAAGTAATAGGAGAAGGAAACGAAAAAGCTACTGCAACTTTTGATACTCAAGCAGAAGCTATAGAAAAAGCTCGTGAAATTGCCATAAACCAAGAATCAGAAGTTGTTATTCACGGAAAAGATGGAAAAATTCGTGAAAAAAACAGTTATGGAAATGATCCTTATCCACCTAAAGGATAAAGTAGTTAATGTTGTAACTTAACCACTATATTCGAACTAGCAGTTTTTATTTCTTCATCTGTAATTATTGCTAGTTCTTTTTTTTGTTTCTTCATCATATATTACAATTTTTTATAATTTTTAGATAATATATTATTTTTCATATAATCCTTTTCAAATATAAAAAAGAAGTATTTCACTCCTTATAAATCTCTAGGTATTACTCTTCTTCCTAATTTTTTTCTTCCATTATTGTTTAACTTGTCTAGTTCACCTTCCCAGAAGGCTCTTCCTTTTCTAATTTCAGATAAATCTTCTCTTTCAAGTTCTCTTGTTCCTATTTTATAACTCTTTCCAGATAATACTGCTAATTCAGCTTTTTTATATGCCTCTATCATATGTAAGCAATCTTCTCTTGTATATGCCATTATAAGCTCACTCCTTTTGATAAAACTCTTCTTTTTTGTACCTTCACATTCTTTTTGGTTGCTTCAACAGTATATTTTTTATTTAAGTTTGGATTTGCTATTTTTAACGCTGCATAAGCATAGTTTCTTAAATCCAAAGGCTCATTTCTTTTTGTTCCTATAACTTTCCATATAGTCTTTTTAACTCCTTTTTCCCATACAGTTGTCTTAACCTCAGATGTTAATCCTTTAAAATATACTTCATCATATCCCCTATCTATATTACTTGGAAAGTGCATATACATAGAACCAGGTTCATTTATTTTCAATCTAGCAAGTATTGTTTCTTTACCAGTATTTACTCCAAGTGTAAATAAGGATATTTGCATTCTATTTGTTCTTGATGGTTTAGATACAAAAGCTACCCCATCTCCGCCTTTCCCTTTTACTCCAAATACTCTTCTAAATTCTCTCGGCTTGATGTATTGATATGCTTCCTGAGTATAATGGCCCCCAGTATCTATACAAGTACATAAAATTCTTATCTTTTCTCCGTTATCATAACTAAACTCAGTTTCCAAAAATCTATCCAATTGTTCCCATACATCATTTTGACCAGGTGAGCCTATAAACTGTTTGTAGTAAATGCCCCAAGATTCTTCTCCAAGTCCCCAGCCTACAACTTCAATTTCTAGCCTATCATCCTGTACATCTACACCAGCAGTTAAGACTTGAACTTGGTCAGGAATTTCAGCTGTATACTCTTCTTTTCTCTTAGAAACATCTAAGAAATCTATCTTTTCTACTTTTTCTTCCCATGTTTGACCAAGACAAGTATTAGTAAATACTTTCATCATCTGAGCATTACCTTTTGCCACTTTGAATTTTTTTATAATTTCTGGCCAGGTTGAAAAAGGACTGTATAACTCCGAAATATGAAAACCTCTAACACTCCAATCCTCAATTTCTTCTTGTGATTGCCATATTCCATGAATCATATTTCTTTTCCACTCATGTTCAGAGGATATTTCTAAACAATCGGAACATTTATGCCCAACAGGTTCAAAAACTATATTTCTCCATTCTAATTTTTGAAAAGAACCACACTTAGGACAAGGTATATAAAATTCTTCTTTTGTTGAATTTTCATATTCTTTTTCTATTCTTGATTCCCCTTTGATTGTAGGTGTGCTTGTTATAACTATTTTCTTATTCCAGAAAGTTTTTGTTCTTTCTATCGCTAAGTTTAAAGGATCACCCTCTCCTCCAACATCACTTTTGAATCTGTCTACCTCGTCAGCCAGTAAAATTCTCAAATGTCTACTTGATAGCTCAGCAGCTGAATTACTTCCAACCAAAGTAATATATCCTCCAACGAATTCTTTTTGTAACTTTGTATCTCTTCCATCAACTTTGTTCAGAATTTTGTTTTTAAGTTGTGGTGTACTCTGTATCATGTCATCTAGTCTTGTACTAGAAAAATCTTCTGCAAGGTCTTTTGTTGGTA